TGCGTACAAAGGTAATTTCATCTTAAATCTCCATTCTAACTATTGCAGTTACTGCATAGTCTTCTTTTAAAGTTTTGTTATCAAGATAAGCTAAACTTCTAACATCAACAATCTCAGGGTAAACAGTCCCTAACTTTTGTAATTCATCAAATAACTCTTCATCTTTAGCATCTATATGTTTTACAGTCACCCCAAAAGTAAGTTTTTTATCACGTCTTGTATTTGTAGCTCTCTTAGCTACAATCACTTTATAGTCATCAGTAAACTTTTTAACTACATTCTCTATTAACTCTACAGCTTGAGTTTTTGTTAAATTGCTAACCATCCGATTTCATCCTTGTTTTCTTCAGTTACTTTTGTAAGTGCAGATTCTGCACGATCTAGCCAATACTCTTGAAACTTCTTTACATCTTTAAAAGTCTCAACAGACTCGGCATATTCATCTGCTCTATCTTGCATATCAACCCATAAAAGTGGTGCAAGGTAGTAAAGTGTTTTACTACCTATAACTTCCAGTTCCTGTGTCTCATCCTCAAACTCTTCATTTTGATAATCCCAAATAGCTCTAGTCAAATGAGGATTAATTGAAACTTCCTCAATAGTTAGAGGAAACAAAGTTTTTAAGTTCTCAACAGTTACTGCCACTTTTTAGCCTTATGCTGCTATTACAGTTACAGCAATATCTTTTGTAGATGTTCCATCATCTACTGTTACAGTAGTAACTCCCTCTGCAACACCTGTAATAGTGATAACACCTGTAGCAGAGTCATAAGCTACTGTTGCTACAGCTTCATTTTTAGAGATAGCTGTTACACCAGTTAGTCCAGCACCAGCTGCACTTGTAACAGTTCTTTGTGAAGTAGAACCAACAGCAACACTTGTTTCATATGAACTGATCTCTAATCCAACTATTGTTAATAAAGTTACATATTTATGGATATCAAACTCATAGTCAGGATAAACAACAAATTTATATTTAAGAGCTGATTCTTCATTGTCAAACCATCTGTTTCTCTTAACTCTTGAAGAGATACCAAAAATCATATTTTTAAGAGGTGTAAGCATATACTCATCATCTTTTACATCTGCACTTACTTCAATTGGCACTTCCATGATTGTCTTTTTGTCAGCATTTAATAAAGTTGCAAGATCTTTATACTCTTTTGAAATTTCCAGTTGATAATCAGTATAATCTGATCTACTCATTAAGATTGAAGACATCTCAATAGCATTTGCATTTGCATTTTTAACTAAATAAACAAGTCTTTCAAGCTTAGAACTATTAGAAGAGGTTACTTTATTTACATCTGTACTCTCTTTTGCAACTGTAAACCAACCTTTTGCAAGATCTTTAAATGCAGCTTCATGTTCATCACTATCTGCTTCACCAATAATCCCAAGATATAAAAGATCATTTGAAAAAATTGTTGAGAAAGATTCAAACTGTTCTTGTTCAAAGCTTGAATTATCTTGATTATCTTCTAAAGTATCATCATTGATTTTTGCATTTAACTCAACACCTTTAGTCATATCAAGAGTACAACCAATCTTCCCAAGTTCTTTAAGATTTACATCTGGAGCAGCGGTTCCTGATTTATGTCTAGTTAAAGCACCTTTAAGTGAATCTAATCCACTTCTCTCTTTTGTAAGTTTTCCTGTGATATCAACAGTAACCTTTCCAAGCAATGCATGAGAAGCAACAATTGCTTTAGCAAAAATTTTACCTTGTTTAGGTGTTAAAGTTCCACTCAATGTTGCATTTTCAGGAGTTAACCCACTTTTTAAAATTTCATTTAATCTCATTAAATCACTCATTATAAAATTCCTCCAATTGAATCTTCTTTCTCAACTGGATCTCCAGCTGGGTTATCATCTTGTTTACTTTTTTTAAGTGCCTCTTTTGTTTCATCATTACTCTTTTTAAGAGTATCAAGCTCTTTTTCAAGAGTATCAATCTTGTCAGTTAATGGTTTTACAGCTTTTGTAACTGCTGCTTCAATATCTTCTATTTTCATATCTTCACTTTCTCCTTCTTTAGATTTATTTACCTCGTTGTTATAAGCACTTCCTGAGATACTCACATGAGTAGAACCAAATATTTTTTTGAACATTCCAATTACATCATTAAAAGAGAATGTTTTCTCATCTGCTTTTTCTACTGAAGAGTTATCATCTTCAACCTTAGTTGCAGTTCCTGCCATAGAGATACCTGCAATATCTCCATTTTTTACACTTTTTTTAAGCTCTTCATCTTCAAGCTTAATAGCAACAGCCCAAGAACCTACAGGCTCATCAGGAAAAACTGCATCATTTTCTTTTACAATCCAGCTTTCAGCTACAAAAGCTTTTTGATTATCAAAGTTATGGTCTTTATCCACATTAGTTGTATTCTGTGCTTTCATAAATCCATAAGCAGCTTTTAAAATCTCATCTGCAGTTGTATACTCTCCATCTGTATCAACAGAATCAGGAGCATATACAATCCCATAGATAATCCCTTTTTCTTCATCACTTTTTTTAATCTCAATAGTCACATCGTGCAATGGATCATTTGAAGATGATTTATAAATGATCTCTTTTTTATTTGCACCAGCTTTAACTAAAGAGATATGAGTGATACTGATATCTTTAAGCATCTTTGGCACCTGCTCTCCTTTGTGTTTTTTCTTCTTTTCAAAATTAATGCTGCCATTGTATATGCTTTGAAAACGAAAAACACTCCATATACATGTGTGTGGAGTGATTCATATTTTTTTTTATATTAAAATGTTTGCCATTGAAGATTACAACTTAAAAAGACCATAAAAGCGACTAGTTGTAATAGTTGTATATGTTGTAGAAAAAAAGGGTTTATATGGATGAAGTACTTATAAGTAAGGGTGTAAAAGAATCAAAACAGTATGTAGATAGAGATGTACTTTTAAATAATGGAATCATTGAACCATTTATTAACTTTGAAGGTCTATTGGCATTTTATTATTACAATGTATATCACCAAAGAGCTATCAAACTAAAAGCTGCTTTACTATCTCAAATTTTAGAGACTTCATTAGATAAACATTTACCCCCTACAATATTTGCAAAAGACTTATTATATGCCTTTGCTTTAGATGCTGAGATTTATGGAAATGCTTTTTTAGAAAAAGCTGGAGGCACAAATGATTTTTACCTATATCATATATTAGGATATCAAGGAAGATTAAATAAAAATAGAGAACTCTATCAAGTAAGCTCAGAATTCAAAGATATTAGACTGGAAGGATATCATTTTAAATATCACTCGCCATCAGGAAAGTATTATGGAGAGCCAGATTACCTTACAACTTTAGAACAAATAGATACTAATAAAAAAGCAGATAAATACAACAGTACTTTTTTTGATAATGGAGCAAGACCAGGATTCGCAATCAACTTTGAAAACTCAGCTCCAAGTCAAAGTCAAATCGATACTTTTAAAACATTCTTTGGAACTAATTTCAAAGGCTATGAAAATGCTCATAAGTCTATCATGTTTTATACAGGTAAAACAAAAGAGGGAGAAAGCCCTGCAAAAATTCATCTTGACAAACTTGATAGTGTTGAAGATATGAGTTTTGAAAAGTTAAAAAATGTTAATAGAAATGAGATTATAGCTTCTCATGGAGTGCCACCAAGATTAGTTGGAATTATTACAGCTGGTCAACTTGGAGGTGGAACTGAACTTATAGATCAACTTCATGCTTTCAATGAAATAGTTATCAAACCAAAAGCAACTCATATAGAAGGTTTTTTTGAAAACATAGGAATCAAACTAAAAATAAAAGAGTTAGATGTAACTAATTTTAAAGATGATAGTGATCTAGTTACAAACTTAGTAAACTCTAAAATCATCACTCAACAAGAAGCAAAAGAGATTTTAGGTTTAGTCTCAAATAAAAAAGGCTCATAATAGTGTTTAAAACCTGTTTAAAAACTCAAAACTATTTTTATTCGATAGATTTATCGCCTAAAGAAAAAAAAGGCTTATAATGGCTTATTCTGTAGAACTAAAAAAACAAGCTTTAAATCTAGTAAAAGCTGGAGTATCAATAACAGATATCTGCAAAGATTTAAAAATCAAAAATAGAGCCACACTTTATGGCTGGATAAAAAAGTCAGATGATGTTGACATAAATGAAGAGTCAATTGAAAGTTTAAAAAAGCAAATAGCAACCTTAAGTAAAAGAGCACCTACAGAAGCAAATTCAAGAAAGATAGCTATGCTTACAAAATCACTTGAAAGATTAGAGAAAAAATCTAAGAAGATAGAAAAGAAAGCTAAACAAAACATAGTTCATAGTAAAGATGTACAAGTGTACAGAGATAAGATGTTACATCCTGATTATGGACTATATGCATATCAAAGAAAGTTTATATTAGATACTAGTAGATTTAGAGTATGGCTAAAATCAAGACAAATAGGTGCAACTTATGGATGTGCTGGAGAGTGTTTGGTTGAAGCTATGTCAGGAATGGATCAACTTATTCTTTCTGCTTCAGAAACACAAGCTCTTAAGTGGTATAGTGAAATTCAAACCCATGCTGAGAAACTTGGCATTATGCTTAAAGGCTCTAGCTCTGAGATAAAACTTCCAAGTGGAGCTATTATTTATATCTTTGCAAATAACTTTAGAACTATTCAAGGGTTCTCAGGTTCTGTTTGGATGGATGAGTTTGCATGGTATTTAAATCCTAAAAGAATATGGGAAGCATTTATCCCATCTATTACCTCAGTTAAAGCAGGAGAAACAAAAGCAAGAATCACGATACTTAGTACACCTTTTGAGCAGGATAGTTTATTTCATAAGCTTTGTTTAGATACTAAAAAGTATTATATGTTTAGTAGACATACTACCACTATTTATGATGCTGTTAAAGATGGTCTTGATGTAGATATCCAAGTATTAAGAGACTTATTTGAATCTGATTCTTGGGCTATGATGTATGAGTGTGTATTTGCAGATGATAAGACAAGTTTCTTTCCTATCTCGCTTATTAAATCTTGTGTTAGAGACTATATGTACTATATGCCTCAAGCTAACAATGTATTATGGTCAGGATATGATGTGGGAAGGGTTGCAGATATCTCTGTATTATCTGCTCTTGATAAAGTTGAGGGAAGATATGCACTTGCAATTCAAGATATCTTTGAAAGAACAAAGTTTGAAGCACAAAAGACAGCATTAAGAGATCATCTAAAGCTATATAAAAAATCTAATCTTAGAATAGATATGACAGGTATAGGAAGAGATATAGCAGAAACTATGGAAACAGAATTTCCAAATCAAGCTGAAGGTATATATTTTACAGCTGCTTCAAAGGAGATGATGGTATTAAACCTCAAAAAAATGTTTGAGGATAAAATGATACTTATACCAAATGATCCAGTTCTTATTGCAGATATCCATGCAATCAAAAGAAAAGCTGGTCAAAAAAGAATGTTATATGATGCAGATAGAAATAGTCATGGTCACGCAGATAGATTTTGGAGTTTAGCACTTGCTGCTAAAAAGTTAGATATCTTAGGTAGAGGTGGGGAAGATGACAATAGTAAGGGTGGAGCTGTTGTAGCTTAACCCTTAACTTACATTTCATTAGCAAAAATAAAACTATTTTATACTAACACTTCTCAAGCTACTTTCAATATCTTTGAAAATTTGCTCACCTATTTCATCTGTCATACTGTCAACTGCTCTATTAAATCCACCACTATTTAGATACTCTTTAGCACCATCTTCTAAGTATGGATTAGCTTTCATACCTGCTACACTTTTTTTAAGTCCATATGGAGTTTTTAAAGCCTTTTTATTTTTAGGAGTTATTCTTTTTTTAGCAGGACCAAATAGACCAGTTCCTGTATGAACAAACTTTGCATAAGGTGCTAAGTTAGTGTTTCCTATACTAACTTCTAAATCATCTAAGTTATCAGTAAAGACTTGGATATCTCTTTTTAGATTTCCTGATCTATAAGGAGCATTATCTTTTGCTTCATTTGCAACCTCACTTCCTATTCTATATAGAAAGTTTTTTATAGGTTTATTGATATCATCACTCATCTTTAAACCTTTCTATAAATTGCTTTTGAATGTATATCAAAGAATCTACTAAGTTTCCATCAAATCTATAGTCATTGTGTTTATCTATAAACTTACACTCCTCTTGAAAAATTATTAGCTTATTTGCTTCTTTTATGGCTTCATCTTTGGGAACAAATGGATCATATAAAGCTATTACTTTATCATCTTTTTTTACTGCTATTCCAAAAGATACAGGAGCATCTTCTATAGGTTCATAGTTTTCATAAGGTTCATTAAATCCTTCTATTTCTAACTCCCAACCATAATTGCTAATCTCTATATTAAATGTTCGTACCATTTTTTCACCCTTTCTAATACTTCCCCTGTATCTACATCAGTAACTTTATTTATTACTGCATTATCATTAAAATACTTACTGGCCTTCCTACTTGGAGGGAAACAAGTTATAAGCTCATTATTTTCATATACAAGAACATAGTTGTTATTCGTCAAAAGAACACTCCTAGTGTGTTCATTTGGATGTAAGCCTGTTATTGCATGAGGTGCTTTATATTTAATGTCATTTAATGCACCCACTAACTGCTTTTCAGTCAAGTTGTGTTTTATATTTACAATCTTATCATATTCTTTATGCTTAACTTTTACTTCTATTCCAGTTTTATCAATATGAGTAAGCTTTGAATCTTTATACTCTTTAGTATTTTTAACTTTATACTTTTTGCCTGTCTTTGAATCTACTCTTTCATCTTCATTTATCCATACAGGTATATTTTCAGTTCTACAATGTCCATGATAAGGTGCTAACCCTACATTTTCAGGAAGTTTACCAAATATTGGTTTACTTTGCCAAGGTGCAGCATCTTTTTTTTCATCTATAGTTTTAGCATCCAAAATATTGTTAATTTGTCTTTTAAGATGTTTTGCACTAACTATACGACCATTTACCCATCTACAAAAGTCGCTAGTTTGACTATCAATCCTCGCATCAGCCTTATAATACTCAACTCCATACTTAAGTCCTTGATTTACTCTGCTTATACTTTGAGCTTGAGAAATCATATTATCAGCTACCAATCTATAGTAAGCTTCATCTTTAGTTATTATCCCTTCAAACTTATCTTTCAGTATGGAACTTACATCAGCTCTAGAAAGCTCTCCTTTAAATACCTCTTCTATGGTATTTTTTAGTAAGTCTTGGGTTTGTTTGTTATATTTTTCAGTAGTCCAATAAAAACCTTTTCTCATTGCTTCAATTGCTTTCAAATCTGTTTTATCAAACTCAAATTTAGTGCTTGGAGAGTTTATGATAGATACTCTTTTATAGATATCATCAAGCTCTTTTGTGTCAAAAGATATATTTAGATCAGTTAGTTTACTTCCAACAATTGAAAGTAAAACATCATGGCTTAACTCATCATAGTTTTTATTTATATAAACAAACAAAGAGGATAAAAACTCCTCAAGCTGTTCTTTTGCAAAACCTGTTTGAGTATTGACAAACTCATCTATAAGCTCATCAACTGTTTTCTTCTCGCTCAGGTTTGATTTTATTAGTTTCGTTAAAAGTTTCTTTTGCATAGTCTTTCCAATAATTGTCAAATTTTATAGCTTCTATTGTTTGAAAGGAGTATCCACAATCTACACACTTTCTAAACCTTTCATTTTCAGTTCCTGTTGTTGTTCCTACAACTTTTGTTTTACCCATACACTTAGGACACCACATCAACCACCCCCAAATCTTTGGAGTGCAACTATTACTTTAGTAGCATCATGTTTAGTGATATCTTTTTTGTCTTTTTTTACTATCTTTAGTACAAAGCTATTTAAAGCCTCTTCGGTTTTTTCTCTGGCTTTTTCATACCATAGATCATAAATCTTTTTTATCTGTGCAGAGCTTGGTTTTGAGAAGGGAACATCACTTACTTTTCTTTGGCAAAAATCTAATAAACTTCTAGCTTCATCAATAGTAAGCTTAGTAGTACTATCAACTCCAAAGCGACTAAGCATAAACTCTCGTCTACTCTCATCATCTACAAATACATTACCTTTTTCTATTTGTATTTTTTGGATTAAACTCTTTTTATATTGTTGTTGTTTCGGTGTCATTGATTCTCCTTTACAACAAGTACAACAACTACAAGAAGCCTATGTATTGGGTTGTTGTTGTTGTTGTAGTTGTTGTAGCTACTTACTTTTAAATAACTTACTATTACCATTTTCCTCATAGATATAAAACTTATCTATAAACTTATCAAGCATAGCTTTTGTTGTTTTATCAGCACTACTACTTCCAATAGCTTCTAAAAGTTTCCCTTGTTTTATACCCTCTTTATTTTCTTTTAAAACCTCTTGAATTTTATTTACAAACTCAATTTCACTTTCTGTCATATGTTTATATATATCTTTTGCCTTTGTCAAAGCTAGATTGTTTATATCAATTGTATAATCACAATCTTTCACTCCAGCTCTTTCTTTTTCAGTTGTTAAAGCTACAGTTACGCTTACATCCATTTCACTTCTCAGTAGACACTCTTTAAACATAATATCAAGTGAGTTATAGATATTGTTACTTCCCTCATAGTTCTTACCATCTTTGTTTGCATGAGCAATAAGTAAGATAGTCATACCAGCATCTCTAATATCCATAAGTAAATCCATCATGTACATAGCTTTTTGGTCACTTCTTACATCAGTAATATTTCTAATAGAATCTATGATTAACGTCATATCCTCATAAGCATAGTTCTTAGAGTTCTTTTTATCAGCCAATTTCTCAAGCATCTCAATTGGTGTTTCATTTAACTTACTTCTATGAATATATTTTAAAGTTGGGAAACGATCAATTAAAAGTCTATCTGCATCTCTATCTTTTAAAGCATCTCTTGGGTTATCAAGATCTATATAATAAACTCTTTTTTGTAGTTCATGTTTGCATAGATGAGCAGCTACTCCATAACTCAACCATGTCTTAGCATTTCCACCTTTTGCATAGTACATAGTAATCATTCTTTTAGGCAAAAAATCATCTATTAAAAACTCTGTTTGTCTATGTAAGTCTTCAGTAGTCAATGCCATGTCATCTAAAAAATCAATCATCACTTCACTCCATGTGTGGCTTTAGTCTCATACAAACTATTATCTAACCACTGTTTTAAATTCTGTGCCTTCTCAGGCTCTTTTTTCTCTAATATCTCTATCATCTCATCAAAGGGATGTTTTCTCTTAAGCTGTACAAATAAGACCTTTAAAAGCCATATATTTAGCTTATCTTTATCCTCTGTTGTAACTTGCTTTAAGAAGTAATCATAAAATTGTTGAAACTCATTAAAACTACTTATATGAACAACCATCCTTTTATAAGCTTCATCCATTTTATTGTCACCTGTTTGTGGGGTTAACATTTTATTCCTTTTATAATTTCCAAATAAATACAATATCTTTATCAATATGACATCTTAACCATCTCTTAATATGCTTTCCAGAGATAGGTTTATCAAGTTTAAATTCTAATTCATGGGTATAATCAATATAAAAACTAAAATGCTTTAATCTTCGATATATTTCTTTATGTTTTTTCCACCAATAACCATACCTCGCACCATATTTAACTATTTCATGTTTTCTTTTACATACATTAAATTCAAATTTATTCATTCATCCGCCCTCCACATATCCACAAATCCTACAAGTTCCAAATACACCCATACAATCTTCAAAATCATGTTTGCAAAGATTTTGCAATCTCTTTTTATGCCTTTCTATTCTCTCAAGCTTTTTTTTATGCTCTTCTATCCCTTTATTGGCATCTTTTTTCATGTGCTCTAGCATTATTAAAGCTCTTTGTATTCTTTCCATTAAAGCACCTCTCTTAAACATCTTTGACACCACCACTTGCCATATAGTTTAGTCTCGCCTTCTTTTCCACATTCACATTGTCTATCAAGCTTTTTATATCTTTCAATATTTTTTGCCTCTCTTCTATCAACTCGTTCACAATTATCAGCTATGTATCTATCCATCGCTTCTATATCTTCTTTTGTTGTATCTTCCATCAAAATTCCCCTTCACACAGTCCAAAGGTTTTCATAGTTGCTTCTTTAAATGTAACTCCATTATTAGCTACATGGACTTTTCCCTTATTTTTTTCATAAAATTCTTTTATAAGCTCTTTAGATTTAGCTATCTTTTCATCTAAAGATAAAGCTTGATCTAATATCAATTGTTCTGGTGTCATTATAAACCTTTCAAATAATCTCAATAGAGCCTACTTAGATAAGTAGGACTCTCAAAAACTATTTTTCTATATATTTATCTTTATATTCATATACAGGCATATACTCTGTATTAAACACATCATTGCCACATCTAGGACAAATGCAATCTGATTGAATTTTACTAATTCTCTTTTCTCCCAATTGAGAATAAATACCCTTCCAACCACAAGTTCTAACTCTAGAGCAACTCCATATTTCAACACACACTTCAGTTTTTACACCTTTAAATTGTTTTTGAGTTATCTTTTTCATAACCACCACCTTATTAAATTAATCGTTACCATCAATAATGCTCCTCTACAATTTAAAATATGCAGTTGAACAAAGCATACAAAAACCTAAAAACAATAAATATACTAAAAGCTCATCCATCAATAATGTTCCTCACTTCCATACCCAACTTTTTTAAATACTTCATCAGAATTTATCTCAAGCTTTTCTTCACTAAACTCTTGATTATCCAAGTAATCAACTGCATCATTCAAAACTATTTCTATATCTGGTCCTGTAAAAGTCTTACCATCATCTAAAGTAAGCTTGTATTTCTTATCTTCAAACTTTAGTTTAAACTTCTGACAATCACCCTCAAGAATCTTTAATAGTTGTTCGAGCATTGCTACCCCCTGCATAGTCTTGAAAACCTTCAGATATTCCATCTTGAAAATGTAGACTCAAAACTTTTCCAGTTACAGTTATATCCTTACCACTATCTGCATCCATAAACTGACCACCACCAAGCTTTTCTACTCTTAAAATTAATTCCATACTAACCCCACAAACTCATCTAAAGGTTCAAGATTAATACATTTTTGAACATATCTTTTCATATCAATACCTGGGCAATGTGGTTTTTCTTTACTCAAATCCGCATGTGCGTAAATCTTGTCTGGTGTAAGCCCATGATGTTCTATAAGATAAAGGATTACTCTACGACCAGCT